TGGTCTGATAGATGGTTAATGCAATACACTACTTCACTTATTAAGAGGCAGTGGGGAGAAAACCTCAAGAAGTTTGAGGGTCTTCAAATGCCAGGTGGTCTTACGTTCAATGGCCAGAAGATTTGGGAGGAAGCAACCGAGGAGATTCGACGACTGGAAGACGAGATGATTTCAAGTTACTCCTTACCAGTTAGCGATATGACTGGTTGATATGTTAAACAAATACTTTAACAATTATACATTCGCGCGCGAACAAGATGTCGTAGAAGACCTTATACTTGAGTCTATTAAGATATATGGTCATGATGTCGAGTATCTTCCTAGATCAGCAGTCAAACAAGACAATTTATTTGGCGAAGATATTCTTTCTAAGTTCGAAGAAGCCATAGATATAGAGATGTACTTAAAGTCGATGGAAGGCTTTGAGGGTGATGGACAGTTTCTTAGTAAGTTTGGATTAGAGATACGAGATCAAATAGTTCTGACAGTATCTCGAAAGAGATTCGATCAAGTGATTACGTCTCCCAAACTTATGACCGAGGTTGGTTACAATCTTGTTTTTGAAGATGGTAACAACAATGAACCAAGTCGACAGTTTTTAACTGGAGATGCGGCAACTGAAGCATGGGTACAGGAGGGTGATGACTACTTAAACACCCTGAACCGTCCTAGAGAGGGAGATCTGATCTATTTCCCCATGATGGACAAGATATTCGAAGTAATGTATGTCGATGACCGCCCTGTACATTTTCAGCTTGGAAGAATGCAGTCCTATGATCTGCGTTGTGAACTCTACGAGTACAGCAGTGAAGAGATTAGTACTGGCGATAGCACCATCGATGCAGTGGAGGATAACTTTAGTATAAACACTCTCATACATCAGTTTACGTTAGAAGACGGTTCTGGTATATTAAAGAGTGAGGATGGTGATAGTATCCTTCAAGAGTTTACATTGCTAAACGAGGCTTCTGAAGGTGCACCTGCAATAAACAACAACTTCTTCCAGTTTGAAGCTGATTCAATATTAGACTTCAGTGAAACTAATCCGTTTAGTGAGGTAGATAGGTTCTAATGTTTGGCCACACTTACTATCACAGTATTATCAGAAAGTACATTATTATGTTTGGAACAATGTTCAATGACATTGATGTACAAAGATTCAATACTGCTGGCGAAAGAGTCCAAACATTAAGGGTTCCAATTGCGTATGGACCAAAAGAAAAGTTTTTGGTAAGATTAGCTCAAGACCCTAACTTTGATCGAGACGTGGCAATATCATTACCTAGAATGTCCTTTGAAATTACGTCCATGAATTACAACTCAACTCGTAAACTACCTTCCACTATAAAAAACGTATACACGTATACTGATCAGGACAAACTGAAGTATCAGTACACACCTGTACCATTCGACATCAATATCGCACTATCCGTGTTTGTAAAGAATGCTGACGATGGTGTACAGATACTAGAAGGAATTTTACCTTTCTTTACTCCGGAATGGACCAATACAATTAATTTAATTCCAGAGTTAAAGTTAAAGATGGATGTGCCTGTCGTGTTTAATGATATATCAACAGAAGACACATATGAGGGTGACTTTTCAACTAGAAGAGCGCTTATACACACTTTAAACTTTACTGTGAAAGGATACCTGTTTGGTCCAGTCAGAACTCAGGGTGTTATCAAAAGAGCAATTGCTACCACCAACATTGAAACTACCGATGGCTCAACTTCAGCTATTTCATCTATACTTACTGCCACACCTGGCCTTACAGCTAACGGCACTCCAACTTCGGACTCGACAATTACTGTACCACCAGAACAGATAAGTAGTACTGACGATTATGGATTTATCGAAGATCAACAATTCTTCGGTGGTGGTACTGATAGTGTCTAAAACAAAACTTGAAAGCAATCTAAACGATTTGTTTGGAATGCCTGAGGATACAGCTAGCATCTCAGAAGCTAAAGGTGAGATTGTAGCTGTGGAAGCCAGAAATGAATTAGCAAACCGTGAAGGAAGAGATCATACCGGTGACATTGACACTGATTACAGGTATGCTAGAGAGAATCTTTACGACATTATTGAAAATGGTTCTCATGCTCTCCATGAGCTGGTAGAGATTGCTAAGTCAAGCGAACATCCCCGAGCATTTGAAGTAGTAGCATCACTGATGAAGACTCTTACAGATGCAAACAAAGACTTACTTGAAGTACAAGCAAAAGTCAAAAAGCTCAAGCAAGAAGATAACGTACAGTCAGGTCCCAATAACGTAACCAACGCGCTTTTTGTTGGGTCTACGACCGAACTACAGAATATGCTAAAGGATAATCTAAAAGATATATCTTAATCCGGCTACACCGGCTATTATCCTAGTGTTCCAAAAAAAGTCAACAGTGTATGGCTATAGAAAACTATCTCGGCAACAAAAACCTCAAAAAGGTAGGTGTTCCTGTTGAGTATACACAGGAGCAGGTACAAGAGTACATCAAATGTGCTCGTGATCCTATCTACTTTATTAAGACTTATGTAAAGATTGTTCACGTTGACTACGGCCTTGTTAACTTTGATCTTTGGCCTTTCCAAGAGGAGATGGTACAAAAGTTTGGTGATAATCGATTTGTTATTTGTAAACTACCCCGTCAGGTTGGTAAGACAACTACTGTAGCAGCATACATCTTATGGCAGGTTCTGTTTAACGAACAGTATAGTGTCGCTATCCTTGCAAACAAGTTAGCCCAAGCTAGGGAAATCCTTGGTAGAATTCAAAACGCATACGAGCACTTGCCAAAGTGGTTACAGCAGGGTGTCAAAGAATGGAACAAAGGTAACATTGAACTTGAGAATGGCTCAGAGATCCTTGCTTCAGCTACATCATCATCAGCAATTAGAGGTACGTCTCAGAACTTAATCTATCTTGACGAGTTTGCGTTTGTACCAAACAATCTTCAAGAAGAATTCTTTGCTTCAGTATTCCCAACTATTTCATCCGGTACTACTACTAAAGTATTAATTACGTCTACTCCAAATGGAATGAATATGTTCTATAAGATTTGGGTAGACAGTGAAGAAGGTAATAACGATTATGTGAGACACGGTGTGCATTGGTCTGATGTGCCAGGTAGAGATGAGAAATGGAAAAAGGACACAATCAAGAATACCAGCGAAGAGCAATTCAGACAAGAATTTGAATGTGAGTTCCTTGGAAGCACTGCGACTCTTATCGATGGCAGAAAGCTAGCTCAAATACCTTTCATCCATCCAATAAAAACTCGTAATGGATTTGATATTTACGAAAAACCAAAGCCTGATAGATTATATGTAATAACAGTAGATTCAGCTAGAGGCCTCGGATTAGATTACAGTGCTTTTTTAGTGTTCGATGTTACTGAGATGCCATACAAGGTTGTCGGTAAGTATCGCTCGAAAGAAATCTCTCCTATGTTTTATCCAGACGTTATTGTAAACGCTGCTACAATGTACAACAACGCGTTTGTGTTAGTTGAACTAAATGATCTTGGTGAGACCGTCGCAAGTATCATTCAACAGGATCTTGAATATGAAAATATACTATCTACTAGCGTGAGAGGCAGAGGTGGTCAACAAGTTGGTAGTGGCTTTTCCCACCGTATTCAACTTGGCGTCAAGACAACCAAAACAGTAAAAAGAGTTGGTTGCTCGCACTTGAAAGATGTAGTTGAAAATGATAAGATAATACTTAACGACTACGACTTACTACAGGAGCTTTCAGTTTTCATAAATAAGAGAAACAGCTATGAAGCTGAAGAAGGTCACCATGATGACCTTGTTATGTGTGCCGTTTTGTTTTCGTGGTTAGTAAGACAAGACTTCTTTATCGAACTTACTGATAACGATGTCCGCAGTCGATTATATCAAGAAAATCAAAAGATGATTGAGGATGACGTTTTACCATTTGGTATAGTTAATGACGGTCACGATGTTTACCATGCGGAAGATGCGGTTGGTCCTTTAGGTTACAAATATGATGTAGAGGACGTCGTAGACTTCTGAAAATTATAAATATACGAGAAACAAAAACCACGAGGAGACAAAAATGGCCTTCCAGATTTCTCCAGGAATCAATACTAGTGAGATCGATCTCACCGCAATTGTTCCTGCAGTGCAAACGACAGCTGGCGGCTTTGCCGGTCAGTTCCGTTGGGGTCCAGTTGAGCAGCGCGTACTAATTAGTACCGAAGCTGAGCTTGTAGGTCAGTTCCAAAAGCCAGACGGAACTTACTTTAGAGACTTTTTTACGGCTGCTAACTTTTTACCATACTCAGACACTCTTCATCTTGTTCGAATTAACAATACTGGTCTAGTAAATGCCAATGCAAATGGCGCTTCTATTCTTGTTAAGAGCGAAGATCATTACGATGCTAACTTCTCATCAGGAATCACTGGTGGTGGTGATGTCGTAGCTAAGTTCCCAGGAGCACTTGGTAACTCGCTTAAGTATTCAATTTGTCCATCCGGAAATGCATTTGAATCAACCCTTTCAGGCACCTACACTGTAGTGAATGGAAATACAGGTGTTGTATTTTCTGCTAACCAAGCAGCAGTTATTAGTGTTGGGGATTTGCTTCAGCTTGGACCAGATAAAGACGTCTATAAGGTTGCTACAGTTGATGCTGGCGGTCTATCGGTTACACTTACAACTTCATACACAGGTAACACTGTTAATGCCCAGACTGCTCTTAATCGTAGATGGGAATACTACAATTTTGTTGCCGCTGCACCAGGTACTTCACCGTTTGCTACAACCCGCGGTGGTACCAATGACCAAATGCACATTGTTGTTGTTGATGAAGACGGTGAGTGGACTAATGTTAAAGGTCAAGTGATAGAAGTATTTGATTCTGTGTCTAAGGCCTCAGATGCTAAAAACGAGGACGGATCAACCAATTACTATAAAGAGGTGTTGAATCGACAATCTAAGTATCTTTGGTGGGCTAATCACCCAACTGGCCTTACAAATGCTGGTTCTGCAGCAGGAGGCACTACGTTTGGTGGTGCAAGTACACCTATTACTAACTCTCTTGCTTCTGGTGCTGATGGATCTGCTGGTACTGCAGGCCAGTATCAAAATGCTTACGACCTGTTCAAATCATCAGAAGAAGTTGACGTTTCACTGCTTCTTGCTGGATCATCTACGTCAGCCACAGCAATTCATTTGATTAACAACATTGCTGAATACAGAAAAGATTGTATAGTATGCGTTTCACCTGAACAGGCTGATGTCGTAAACAATACCTCATACGTTTCTGCAGAGATTGATGATATCATCGAGTTTAGAAACACTCTTCCATCAACTTCTTACGCAGTTTTGGATAGCGGTTACAAGTATCAGTACGATAAGTACAACGATCAGTATCGCTGGGTACCATTGAACGGTGATGTTGCTGGTACAATGGCTCGAACAGATCAAGTACGAGATCCATGGTACTCACCAGCTGGTCTTAATCGTGGTCGAATTAAGAATACAGTAAATCTTGCGTTTAATCCAAATAAGACTGAGAGAGATCAACTGTACAAGAATGGTGTTAACCCAGTAACCACGTTCCCAGGCGAAGGCACAATTTTGTTTGGTGACAAGACGTTGCTTGGATACCCAAGTGCATTTGATCGCATTAACGTACGCCGATTGTTTATTGTCCTTGAAAAAGCAATTGCAATCGCAGCTAGACAAAGCCTGTTCGAATTCAACGATGAATTTACAAGAGCACAGTTTGTCAATTTGGTTGAGCCCTTCCTGAGAGATGTACAGGGTCGACGAGGCATCACTGATTTCCGTGTAGTTTGTGACGAAACAAACAACACTCCAGAAATTATTGATCGAAATGAGTTTGTCGGAGACATTTACGTCAAACCAGCCCGCTCGATCAACTTTATTCAGCTCAACTTTGTTGCTGTTAGAACTGGTGTCGAGTTCGAAAAAGTCGTAGGTCAGTTCGGATAATACAAGGTAGAGGAGAATAACAATGGCTTTTAACGTAAACACCTTTAGAGGTGAGCTTGCACAGGGAGGGGCTCGTCCCTCTCTGTTCGAGATCCAGTTGTTTCAACCAGCAGGGGGAACTCTGAATGGTGGCGATTTGA